GTTATTAAAAATCTTCATCAAAAGTCATCTTTCCACTTAGATCAGATTTTTTATATTCCGTTGGTCTACCTTCGAAAAAGTTTTGTTTACCTTTCAAAGCTATTTGACCCATGAAATCAAACGGTTGGATAACATTAAACACTGGTGGACATCCCATTTGTATCAAAAGTTGGTCTGTTACGAACTCTAGATATTGTTTCATTAACTTATTATTCATACCAATTAACGCAACTGGTAACGATTCTGTTGCAAATTCAATTTCAATTGCTAATGCTTCTAATAAAATTTCAGTTATTTTTTCTTTAGATGGTTTATTAACCACATGATTATTTAATAAATGGATAGCAAAATCACAATGTTGACCTTCATCTCTTTGGATGAAAGTATTTGATTGACACAACCCTTTCATAATACCTTTAGATTTCAACCAGAAGATAGAACAAAATGATGCTGCAAAGAAGATACCTTCAACGGCTGCAAATGCAATAAGTCTTTCGGCAAAATTATCAGATTCAACCCATTTCAATGCCCAATTTGCTTTCTTAGCAACAATCGGCATGTGCTCCATTGCATTAAAACATTCGTTTCTTTCTTTAATATCTTTAATATAGGTATCAATTAAAAGACTATACATTTCGGAGTGAATGTTCTCCATCATGATTTGGAAACCATAATAAAATTTAGCTTCTGCATATTGTACTTCTCTTACAAAATTTTCAGCTATATTAGTACTTACAATACCATCTGATGCAGCAAAAAATGATAATGTATTTTTAATGAAAAATCTTTCTTCATCACTAAGGTTATCCCAATCTTTTTTATCATCACTTAAGTCAACTTCTTCTACTCTCCAAAATGCTGCTTGTTGATCTTTATAAAACTTCCAAAGCTCTTGGTGTTGAATAGGAAAAATTACAAATCTATTATTCTCTTCATTTAAAATTGGTTCATTCATTATTATATTGTGTTATTATTTTTATTTAAATTTTTTAATTTATCTTCCTGAATTCTTTTCAGTGCTTCGATAGCTTTATTTTGTGATGCTTCTTGTAGTTTGGCTTGTTTATTTTCTTCGTAACCTAATTGTGATACTGTATTTACTTCTGCTGTATCAAAAACTAAATCACTATTTCTAAAAGTCATATCCCTGAAAACTGTTCCATCACCACCGAACCTAGATTTTAAAATCGCCATAGTAGCTAATCCTTGTTCTTTCTGTTCTAATGTTTTCGCACATGATAAAACTAAGTGTCCTACTTGTGCTCTTTTAATCGAGCCACCCATTTGGTCTAATGTTACTACATCAGCAGAAATACCCGCTCTTCCAGATTGAATTGCTGTCCATCCTACTAAATCAAATTCAGCAATCATAGATTCAAAACCACGTATGATAGTACCTTCATTTGCAGTTTGATCATCATTAATTCTTACTGGTACAATACAATCAATATAATCTAGAATGATCATATCTATTTTAATTCCTTTATTTCTTAGAAATCTGATATATTGTTTAATATGATTTAATGTTGTAGAATCTGAAGGACATTTTTTTAATATTAATTTGCCACCCCCTAATTTTGCCTCCCTTGCTGCTTGTTTAACAGCTTCTTTATTACTTGATAATTCATTAAGAGAAATACCAGACATACAGGTTAAGTGCTTACGTTGGATGTCAATTTTCTTATCTTCAAAAAATATTTGAAGAACATTATATCCCATACAATAAGCAGTATTAGCTACCTTACTTAAAAATGTAGATTTACCTACTCCGGTTGGGGCTAAAAATATACCTAATTCTTGTTTACCTAAACCTCCCCCAATCTCATTATCAATACCAAATATTCCAGTAGGAATCGGCTTACGGTAATCTTCTTCTAATGCCATATCAATGTCATCCATGACATCAATAGCATCATCATGATTACTACCTACGGATAATGCCTTGCGCATTATTTCTTCAATTTGATCGTAATTTTCAAAATCACCTTTTTCAATGATTTTTGTTATATCACCAATAGCTTTTTTAGCTTCCTGTTGTTTACAGAAATTTAGAGCCTTGTTTTGGGTAGATTTATCATCTTCTAATGAAATTGGTTCTAATTTCTTGATAATAGATATAAGTTGTTGTTTAGCAATTTCATCTTTAACTTCAACTAATACTGTTTCACGTAAACCGGAAAGTGTTGGTAATGCGTTATCAAATTTCTGATTGTAATTTTGTATTAATGCTACTAATTGTCTATAAGAAGGGTTGTCGAAATATTTAGGTTGGATTATTTCAATTATATTTAATCCAAAAGTTCTATCACATAATATTTGTGAAATTACTTTCAATTGAAAATCTGCACCTAAATAGCCGAAATCTGTTACTTTAGTCATTTATGTTTTAAATGTTATAAAAATTAAATAAGTATTACTACCTATTTAATTTTTGATGAATTACTTTTGTTTGCTTGGAGCCGGAATGAATTTACTAGTACGCTGAGTATATTCGTACTCATTCCATTGGTAGTTAATATCCTTTTTATAAAGGTCTTGACGAATCATATTCACGATGTCATCAACTAAATATTTAATACCAAGAGAATAACGGAATTTGCTATTATAATCTTCTACTGAAAAATAACGTGTAATGATTTTTGATTCATTTACAAATAAGGCAAATTCAAATTTGTTTTCTTTTATTTTTTTCTTTTCAACACTTTTATCGGAATCTTTCTTTTTAAAATCTTCCTGTATAATATTGATTATATCATCAGATAAGTGTCTGATGTCTACTGATTTACGAATAGCTGGACTATATTGATCGGCTGAAAAAACATCTTTGACTACTTTATAGTCATTAACGAATATCGCAAATTCAAATACATTTTCCTTTTTCTTTTCAGTAATTTTTTCTGTATCCATTTATATTTATTTAAATTATTAAACTTGTTTGTTGTATGATGCAAAAATAGGTCAGAAATAAAAAAATACAAGTCAAATGTTAAAATTTTTTATATATTTATTTATATTATAAACTTGACTTACTAAATTAAATTACCTACTCGTTGTTTAGATATTTACGGTATAATTCCTTCTCTTGTTTAACAACTGGTAGGAATTCAACTAGATAATTTCTATAACCGTCTGCACCGCCCGGAAGATGATGAATAAAACCATCCTCATACATTAATCTTAAAAGATTTTTACCACCCCTATCTTCATCACATAATGCTGTTTTACCGTAATCCTCAATTAATTCAATACATTCATCAGTTACAAATGGTTCATGTAGATTTACAAGTTTATAATTTAATTCAAATAAATGCTTGCCGTTAAAGACGTTCTCAATCGGTTCTGATGTTTTACCCTCAATTAAATTAGTTAAGGCTAGGAGTGGCTTCTTACGACCCGCATTTATTTCAACTGCCCTATTATAGATGTGTTCAAATGTTACTTGGTGTGTTCTCAATTCTGGAAACTGTTTTATTAAACCTTTTTCTTTCAATCCTTCAACACCGATGATGATATCACTTGTACATCCTTCGATTGCTTTTATTAAACCAGCGTTTCTATAGTCGTGATCAAAATATAAAAAATATGTATTTTTTGTTATTATACTTTTTTTATTTGCCATGTAAATTGAAACTCTCTCTATATCTAATAATTGGCAGAAATCTCTATCATTTGTATAAATTAAAACTTCTTCACTCGGCTCCATACAGTTAGCTACATAATAAGCTATACAGTCATCAGCTTCACAAACTGAATCTTCTACTTGTCTGAAAAATAATTCTTCAGCGTATTGTTGTATTCTTGCTCTTTGTTTTAAAATTGATTTATCAGCATTCTCTTCCTTGGTGACATCTTTATCAGATAACGTTATCTCACTCTCATACCAATTTTTTCCTCTATTCGATTTATAAAGTGGGTATATATCGTAACGTAATCTTCCTGAATTTGCACCGTCCCAAAACAAAATAACCTTGTTAATTTGTTGTTCTTTTATTAACTTTCGAATTATTGTGAAAAAGGTAACCAGAGCACCTATGTATCCAAATTCCTTCGAATATGTAGTCTGGTTACCAAAAAATGATTGTTTCAAAAGATACTGACTATCTACCGCTAAAGTCTTAGTCATTTTCTTCTTCTGATTCGTCTATTTTAATTGCAAGATACATAACACCATAGAATACGATATCAGCTACGTCAGCAAGTACTAAATTTTCTTTGAATGATGCTATATAAAACACCATCCCTAAACACAATAACTTTACTAAAAAAGTTATAATTATTCCCGGTTTTTTAATATTCATAATTTATTTATTATTTTTTTAATTTGTTTTATTAATTCGTTTTCACATGTATAAATTTTGTGTGGATAATCATCAGGTACATCTTTCGGTTTATATGTGAAATAAAAGAGTTTAACTCCGTTTTCTTGACATAATATCCGTTTGCGCTCATCACGAATTACATTATCTTTAAATCTATTTTCCCCACCAAAAAATTCAATAGGGTGAAAATGTTGTTTACCTTGATATTCTATAGCTATACTATGTTGCGGAAAATAAATATCTATAGATTGTGGTGCGGTTTTTAATTTTAACCATTCAAACGATATCTGCTGATTTATTTCTACCTCTGGAAAAGATAGTTTTAATTTGTTTAATAACTTAGGTTCTAAATTATTTCTACATACATTACAATATAAACATTTATGACCGCTTAAATGATGTTTCGGTGTTTGTTCAAATACTCCATGTATAGAACATATAATTTTAACCTTAACGTGAGCATTCACATAATTAACCAACTCATAACTATATTCACCGTGCTTTAAAGTAGCTTTTTTAGTAAATTCTTCTGTATTACTTCGACATCTATTACCAGTTTTTTCATCTAAACATTTCCTACACCCTTGACCTCTAATATGGTCAGCACCCCTTTGTTCAAAAACACCATGTTCTGGACATATTATTTTAACTTTATCTATACTTCTTTTATAAATTAATAAATTGTAATTATATTTATTACCGTGTAAAATTTTACATTTTTCTACGAATATTTCTTTTGTTAATCTTTTACTCATTATAAAAAAAGGGGTGTGTATTAATACACCCCTTTGGTATTTATTCACTATCAAATCCAATTTCTTCAATATAAGATATGTCAGTATTCATATCAGATAATCCAAGTTTTGAAAGTATGAAAGCTTTATTTTCTTTTTTATATAATTCTATATCATCAGGCATGATAAATCCATGTGCTGTAGATACTAATTCTCCTTTATAAGAAGTTCCAGTTACGTGATTTTTATCTATAGAAACTTTTGTTTGTGTACCATATATATAGTCTTTTCCGTTGGCTTTAGCTACCAACTTTTTTGTAGCATGTGATTGAATTCCACCAAAATGTACAATTAACCTAGCTGCATAATAAATAGCTTCACCGCCTTTGTTTTTAACAACACCTGCACCTTGCATAGCATCTAACCAAATTTTATTTACAACTACAAAAGTATTTGTATATGGTTTACCTTCTTTTCTTGAAGCTGGAATACGATAATTTAATATAGATTTAAAACATTGCTCAATAGAACCAGCATTCCATTGGTTGTTGGATGATTTAGATTCAATAGATTTATTACAATCTAACGTGCCAACTGAGTCCCAAAGAAAACATAATGGCATTGGTAGTTCACCATTTGTTTGTAGAGCTAAATAATCATTTACACAATCAGCCACATCTTCAATAACCGCTACATCTCTATCTTTACCATATTTCTTTTTACTATAATCTCTAATTAACTTATCATTATCAATATAAATGAATTGCCCTTTAGGTTGTCCTACTTCACCAGTTTCTTCATCAATGTCTTCACGGTATTCAAAACCCATTTCTCTGGCATGTTCAAATTTAAAACCATTTTCTGTATCAATGATTATTGGTAAAATACCTTGTCTTTGGCACCCTATTGCTGCCGAAATTAGGGCTGTACTTTTCCCGGTATTTGAATAACCCCTTAAAATTGTTACCGTTCCTGTCGGAATACTTACTCCTAGTGTTTTTTGAAAAGCTGGTGATATTTGTATAAATTCTAAAGGTTTGTCTTTTACACCATCATCTAATTTACGACCAGCTTTGAATTCGTCTAAATTAAATATTTTTTTACCAATAGCTTTTTTTTCTTCTTTTGCCATGTATTTTTTTATTAAAAATTTTTATGTGATATTAAAAAGACCCTCTGAATTGAGGGTCTTTCATAGTTTTTAGATTACCTTAAAAAGGTAAATCATCATCCTCAACATCTTCCACGTTATCAAAAGACTCACCTTTTAATAATGGATTTGATGCTACAGACTGTGCAGGAGTTGATTCCGGGCTTGATTCGTGTTTAACTTCGCCAGCTTCACCTTCTGGTGTGTTTACACCATCAGTTGCAGGGTTAATATATTTCTTAAGATTATCATCCCAATATGAAG